AGGAAAGAGATTGAGATGATTGAGATTAGTGAGAGAGTTGAAGTCTTCATTGTATTGTCCTTGTAATCTTGTATGAACTGGGATAATTCCCGAAAGCGAATAATAGTATACTAGCGTGGAGTTAAACTAAAGTCAAGAAAAAAGTTCGGCTGTTTATATCTGGGAGCGGATAATTTGGCATTCCTGTATGACTACAGGCTCTTTCACAAGATCTGATCTTAATCAGATTCACAACGTTGTTCAGAATACGAACACCAATGTTGTGAAGGATATCATCATTGGTATCCTGAGAGACGAGTTCGCAAAGGACTCTTACTACCATTATGTAAGCGATCAGTACGGATTCCCTTACACACCTGACCTTACAGATGTACCTCTTGATGCCGGTTTCAATGATGATGAAACGACAAGGATCTTCATAGGCGAAAGATTCAGGCATGACGTAATTTTCTATCCTGCTCTATTAGTGAAAATGGGCGGGGTTAAATATGTACCAATCTCCATAAACCGAAATAAAGAAACTGTTAAGTATGATGTCACAAAGGTGATTGACGGTTATGGAAATGAAAGCCTCTTTACAACTCCTACTCATTATGTATTTGCAGGAGCCTGGGAGGGGTCTGTTTCTGTTGATATCTGGGCACGAGATTCTGAGTCCAGAGACGAACTAACAAACTTTGTAATGGTGCTCCTTCAGGATATTAGATATGAGGAGCTTTTGAGGGCAGGCGTGGCTATTCGTAATGTTAGCTCATCAGGCCCCTCAGAAACTCAGGATAGACAGCAAGAGCCATTATATAAAAACTCCATTTCCTTAGAGGTCAGGATGGAATGGAGGCGTGAAATACCAGTAGAGTCCATGCTGGACGCTATCAATATTTGCGTAGAATTTGGCAACTTAGGAGTGAATCCACCAGTGATATCTCCAAACTTGACCATAAATACCCAAGTTCAGCTCATTGACGAGCTTGAGGGGCTCTAAGCCCCTTAAAAAATAGGATTGTAAACTATACATAAGAAAACATAAGTGTAGGTTATAAAAACCCGTATTAGCATTCTAAAGGTTTTGAATAAAAGAGGACTAAATGGCAGCTAACTTTCCAGGTGCAGGAAACGCCGTACCAGGCGTATACACACAAACTGAATCATTAACAACTGGTGTTGCAGTTCCATCTGGAGCACGTACTGCTGTGTTGATGGGCGAAGGCAATCGTGAAGAAGTAATTGTTAACCTTGCTGTTGGTAACGGCAATGATGGCATCGGATCAGATTGTACTTTAACAGGAACTCCAGACGGTAGACACTTCATCCTAGGTGGACAGCAAGCTATCGGTCCACTTATTCCAAATCGTACAAGATTATTTAGGAATGGAGTGGAGCTTAGAGTTCTTGAGTCTCCTATCGATGACAATCCTTTTGACTCACGTTATGATGCAAGAGTTGATATCCAGTCTGACTGCGTTGAGCTTCAAAGAGCAGCTCTTGTAGATCAGGGTGGAGAGCTCTTCCGTCCAGGTGGTGCTAATACAGGAAACGGAACCGTAACCAATCTTTCTCTTTTAGATCCGAATGCTCCTGCTGAAACCTGGACTGCTCGCGTTACCTCTGTTCGTCGTGATGGCTACGGAAATCCAATTGATGGATATGCACAGTTCGTAGTTAGAGGAACGGTGTCGGGTGTTGTTCTTGATGGTTATGGTAATCAGATTACTTGGCAGTCAGATGGACAGACTCGTAACAACGGTGTTCTTCAGTTCGCCATTTCTGAAGGTTCAACAGCATTCGTTGAAGGTGACTCATTTGTATTCGAGGTTTCTGGCGGCTCTCTAAGAGTTGGCGAATCTCTAACAGCGAACTACATACCTGAGATCGACATAAACGATCCTCAGTTCTTTACAGATATCAATCAGCTTACTGCGAAACATGGTTCTCCATCTCTTTCCAATAGGCTGTCTCTCGGTGCTCAGCTTGCATTTGCGAACGGAACTCCTGGTGTGTTTGCACTTCAGTGTGCTCCACCGCTTCCACGCAGAGAGTCTTACCAGCTTGTTGAGTCTTCAAACGGCGAGTCCGATATTGAAGAGCTTACATTTGAGCTTCCACTTGGCGTTACTCCAGATGCTGACTCAAACATCAACTTCTTTGTAACAGACCCAATTACCGGTGTTGAGTCACAGATTCTTCCTAACAAGGTTGCTTTCTACGACCCAACAATCACATCGAACCCGCTCGGCTGCGCTTACGGTGCAGCTTATGACTTCTCTTATACAGTAATTGAAGACGACTCTGTTCAGAAGTCTGGTACAGACGGTGAGCTTGTTGTAACTGGAGCAACCACTGCAACACTTTCATCTCAGACTGTTCAGTTCGGTATTGATGATGTATCTCCAACACGCTCAATAAGGATCGAGAACTCTGGTGTTGGTAATGATGGAACATATGCAATTGTCTCTGTGTCAAACGGATTGGTTACAATCACTGACCCAGGTGGATTCACAGCAGAGACTGGTGCTGAGTTCCAGGTTCTAGATTCATCAGCATCAAGCTCAAGAATCCTCTTCACAGATGACCTTGCACTTTCACTTGGCGAGTCACTTCGCTGCACGCTTGTTGATACAAGGGATGCAGACTTCTTCGATGTAGGCTGGATTTCAGCATACGACGCTGCGGAGAGAATTGAGGTTGACATGGTTGTTCCACTTCCATCTCAGACAATCTCAGCAATCTTCTCCAACGGTAAGGCGCACGTTGAAACCATGTCCGGAATTAAGAACAAGCGTGAGCGTGTTCTTATGATTGGCGCAATCAGAGGCCTTACACCTGAGAATGTTATCGGCACAGAGCCTGCAGCTGTTGAGGACATCGGTGTTCTTGAGGGCATTCAGGGCGATGATGTTTCTGAGATTCTTTCAGGAGATATTGAGGACCTTACAGATTACGGTGTTCAGAATAACTACGGAGATTCTTTCCGTGTCTTCTACTTCTACCCAGATGAGGTAATCGTTCAGACTGGCGCTGACAGAGTTCAGGCAGACGGCTTCTTCATGGCAGCAGCTGCAGCTGGTTGGTTCGGTGGTAGAGACCTTATTCAGGAGCCACTCACAAACAAGACACTTGGCGGCTTTACTCTTACCAGAGACAAGCTCTTCTCCCCAATCATTGAGGAGAATGTTACAGCGGCTGGTATTGCAATGCTTAGACCACTTTCTGGTGGCGGTCTTGTTATCTTCGGTAAGACAACAACAGACTCACTTCTTCCAGAGGAAGAGGAAATGTCAGTTGTCTTCATCAGAGACAGGATTGCTAAGGATATGAGAACTGCATTCGACCCATTCATTGGCAAGGCAGAGACTCCAACCTTCCAGCAGACACTCTTTGCTCGTGCAACAGCAATGATGCAGAGCTTCCTTTCAAGAAGGCTAATCACAGACTTCAGGGACCTAACGGTTGAAAGAGACCCAGTTGAGCCACGTCAGTGGAACATCAGAGTAGCAGTACAGCCAACGTTCCCAGTCAACTGGATCTTCATTAGGCTCGGAATCGGAGTCATCTAATAAAGCTGGGGCCATTGGATTAACAGGATATAGGATTAAACAATGGTAGCACCAAATACAGGCAGTATTACTACGGCAGAGTCGGGGAGAAATCGTACAGGTACGGCTGTAAGCACCAATATTATCGTTGAAGTTGATGGTAATGCAGTTGGCGCTATACAGACACTTCAGGTTCAGGAGCAGAGAAACATTCAGACCATCGATGAAGTTGGTACTGATGGCCACATTGACTCGGTTCCAAACCAGTCAACGAACATTACTCTGAACTGCACTAGAACTCGTTTCGATAACCTTAGAGTTGCATCGGCTTTCTCCCGTGGCTACATTCATGCACACTCACAGCGTATCCCGTTCGACGTTGTTATCAAGGATATCTTTGCTGGCGATGATCCTTCTTCTACTCTTGTGACTACCATCAAGAACTGCTGGATTAATCAGATTTCATATGAATACAAGTCTCAGGATTTCGTAATCGCAGAGACTATGAACCTCACAGCAGAGACAATCTTCACAACTCTCGGAGCTTCTAATAACGCAGTTCCAGGAGCAGCAGGCGGTAGAGACCTTCCAATCGGCCCAGTTAACGCATTCGAGTTGGCAGCTGATAAGGGAGACCGCAGAGGCGCTATTGACGGCGCTGGTCTATTGCTCGCAATTGAGACTGCTTAAGGAGAAATCAGCTAAATTCCTGATATATATCTTAGTACAATACTGCAATTCATTGTAAGAGGTAAGATTGGCTAAGATAAATTCTCCACTAGGAAGTTCAAATGTAAACGGTCCACAGCCCCGACACTTCTCCGTCCCAGACGAGAGCGGTGCGGGGCGTCCTGCGTCTATGGGTTCAATGGGTTCAATGGGAGCACCACAGCCCCCAGCGAATCAAGGCCCAATTGTATTCAATGCAACGGACCCAGTAGCACCACCAGCATCACAGTTGCCTCCACAGCAGCCTATACAGGAACCACAGCAGCCTGTGCAGCGTCCTGTGCAAACAGCTCAGCCAGTTCACCATGGTTCTTATGAAGAGGCTATGGCGCACAGGCAGCAGGTGCTTGGACAGATGCAAGCCGAACGTGATGTTCAAGGTCGTGTTGATAAATCGGCAGTTGAGGTTCTTCTTGGTATTGGCAGGAAGTCTGTAGATGTACCCATTCATTCAGATCATGGAGCCACTGTTTTTACTCTCACTACTTTAAAGTCAAAAGAGAGAAGGCACGTCATTCAGGCTCTAGATAAGTTTATTGCTAATAGAAATCATGATAACCTTCACAGCATGAGAGATACCGTACTGGCTTACGCTATTTCTGGGGTTGAAGGTAAGTCATTAGATTACATTCTTGGATGTGTTAACTATCCAGAAGAAGATAGATTCCTTGTAAGAGAGTCTTTCGTAAAAGAGCTGGACGATAACATTTCGCTTTATCTATTCTCTAAGTTCGAAAAGTTGGACGAAGAGTCAAGGTCCAAGTATTCGCTTGAGTCACCTGAGGCCATCAGAGAGGTAGCTGAAGCGGTCTCCAAAAGTAGTTAAGGACGATGACCACAGGTTCTTATTGTACCTGTGTGAGACCTTTCAGAAGCCACCATCGGATCCTTTCTTTGAGAACATGGAGCCCATGGATAAGCTATGGCTATTTCATGCTTGGGTTAACAAGCAGAATGTGCAAATAGAAATTCTTAAGGATCATGCGATTCTTAATGGTGCATTCTATAATCCTGAAATGGCTAAGCAAATGTCTAAGGGTCCTGACTACCAGCTTTCTGATGAAGAGCTTGAAAGTTCTTGGGATTATGTACAGTCTCAACCTGCTCCAACTGCATTAGATCGCATAGAAGAAGGGGGACAGGCCCCTCACAGGCGCAGGCGCAGGTTACTAAATGGCTGACGATCTTATTACACTACAAAAAGCTCAGGAAATGCTGGAAAAGCTCAAAGATATGGGCATGGATGCTGGCGATGCCCTGGAGTCTTTGAGAGGTAAGATACCCACAGACATCTTTAATAAGATGGCTGACAGCATATCTAGGTCTGCGTCTGAGCTTGGCAAGCTCATTGGCATGACTGGCGTTACCGAAAGGACAATTAAGGACGCCTATGGCAGTATACAAAAGTCCGTAGAGACATATGCAGCTGCAGCTTCTGAAGCTAACAGAGAGTCTAGTGGAAGGCTTGCTGAAACCGCAGCCGTAATTGGTACTGTTCTCATGCCTAAGATGACTGAGGGCATGATTGCTTTTGAGACGTTTGGTAAAATTGGCTCAGGTGCATCTACTGATGTAAATAAGTCTATGAATACCCTTATAAGCTCTATGCCTGCTGGTGTACAGGAGCTTATGAGACTTGGAGAGTCTGCACAACAGGCCAGGATGGGCTTCTACTCTCTTCTTCAAGAGTCCGCATCAACTGCTGGAATCATGGGTGAACTTGGTTCTGGTGTTGAATCTGCTGCTATTGATATGGATCAGTTTAACGTAGCAATGGCTAGCATGTCAACGAGGCTTGAAGAGGTTGGTAAGAAGGCGCTACTTGCACCTGAGCAGGTTCAAGAGTTGCTTGCCGGTTATGGGCAAATGCCTGGAGCATTGAATGCTAGGGCTGATGCGTCTGATGGTGCTGGTGAAAGAATGGACGGAATGGTTCAGAGCGTTATGCTTGCCAGAGGCCTCGGCATGGATCAGATGAAGGTTGTTGAAAGACAGCGTGATGCGATGTTTGCTTGGGGTACATCTATAGAGCAGACCAATGATAACCTTATTATGATGAATAGGGTTGGTAAGGAAGTTGGTATCAATAGAGATATCATGCTTTCCTTTATTGACTCTGCGACTCAAGGCATGGGTATCCTTGGTGATAAAACCAAGTCAGCTATCCTCGTTATGGAGTCACTTGGTAAAGTGATGAAGGATAACGGTATGGGTGCAAGAGCCGTTGGTGACCTTCTTTCTGGCACAATGCAGAACATGACCGGATTGAATGAGGGCCAAGCTGCATTCATATCTCAGATGTCTGGTGGTCCAGGTGGTCTTGCTGGCGTTATGGAGATTGAGGCTCTCAAGCAGGATGAGTCAGGAGAAGGTCTTGCTCAGATTCTTTCTAAGGCTGGTGAGGCTTTCCAGAACATGGGTATCGATGAGATTGTTACCCTTGAAGATACTCAAAACGATCCAACCAATCAGGGTCTGGCTCAGGAGCTTTACAAGCAGACTCAGTTCCTTCAGAAGCTTGGTGTTGCTTCTAATATGACAGAGGCTACCAAGATTCTTCAGGCAATGAAGGACGGTGCCTTTGATAAGCTTGCAGAGGATTTGAAGTCTCCACAGCAAAGGCAGGAGGAGATTCAGAGAGACCAGAGCGCGTTACTGGAGACAGGCAATGCTCTATCAGCAAGAATGAATACCACGCTGTTGCTGATGGCTAATCAACAGGGTGCTCTTACAAGAGCTAACTCAATAGCTGCAGCGAACTTTGTAGAGAGAAATTTCAATCAAGAAGATGTTGCAAGGATGACCCGCATGGGTGGTAACGTTACATCTGTGGACGGAACAAATACAGGCATTAGCACTGCTGGTGACATCAGAACCGGAGCACTTGAGCAAGTTGTACCAGAAACAGCTCTTGTTCAAACAATGGGTAGAGGAATGCGTGAAGTTGGTGGTGCTGCTGATAAAGTTAAAAGAACTATTGGCGGGGTTGTAAGGTCTGGCATGGATATGGTTTCCTCTGGAGGAAATGAAATGCAGAGAGCTATTGCAAGGACTGATGGAGCTGGCTCAGCGATGAGTGGCCAAAGTCAGCAGCAGATGCTTGGTGGCAAGATAGAGATGGAGGTTGTTCTTACTGATGAGGAAAGAAACATCATCGTAAGAAGAGATTTCGCAACAACTCTAGAAGATTTATCCAGGAAAGAAAAGGCCAGATCTGAAAGGGAGCCTGGAGGCATGGTCTCTGGTTCTTAATAGTCTAAACCAATAAAAACACATTATATTATGCCAATTCAACCATTAAATGCAACAGGCGCAATTACGGATGCACTATCTCGTAATAGGAAGCCACCGACCTCATCAGGAGATGGATCTAGACAGAATAAGGTCCCTGCTAATAGGATTGCTACTCATACCAGAAATATGGTGAGTTGGTTCGTTCCGGAGACTGGAATTGTTGATATGTACATCAACCCTCAGAATATCCAGTACAAGGATTCAAAGATCATATCGGACACCAGAACAAAGGGTGGATATGTGATGCAGTACTGGGGTGAAGAGAAGACTGTTCTTTCTATCTCCGGTACAACAGGCTCTTCAGGAATTGAAGGCATCAATGTTCTTTACGATATCTATAGGGCAGAGCAGGTCGCATTCGATCCTTTTGCTCTAGCTTTTGCTGCGTCACTTGACTCAGCTCAGGACAGCACATCACTTCTTGGAAACGCTCCTCAGTCAATTGGAGATGCCTTGGGTGGTTTTGCATCAGGTATTGGAGATTCATTTGCAGATCAGGTTGTGAACTCTCTTGAGTCAGGCTCAGTTAACCCAACACGCCCTAGGCCAACACTTGCATCTCTTGCATTCTCAGTTGAGATGTACTGGTCAGGTTGGACGTACAGAGGTTACTTCAAAGACTTCAACCTAACAGAGTCTTCTCAGAACATTGGTCTGTTTGACTATGCGATGACATTTATTGCAACACAAAAGAGAGGGTTCAGGACAAACTTCTTCCCTTGGCATCGTTCACCAACATCTGGTCCATCAAACTCCGACCCAACGCTTGGAACTTCCTACTCTTACTCGGATTTGGCTCCGGGTCAGACATTTGAACCTAATAGGCAAGTGGTTGAGAGAACAACATCAGCTAATGATAGGCTTTTGTCTGCGAATGGATATATTGGTGATGTAGGCATAAATACAACAGGTATTTAAGAATAAAGGGTAAGAATGGCTTTCCTGTCAGATCTTGGAAATGTAATTAATGAACAGTATTCTTTTGGTGAAAACTCAGTATCATCATTGGATGCAAATGGGGACCGAGTTCAGAACTTTGGTCTTCTAGGCGATTTTGCGAACAAATTCGACCAAACAGCTGAAAGAACATACATCGAAGATGGCCTAATCAACAACATTAGACCTAGACAGCGTGAGGTTCTCTTTCAGGAACCTGAGGTTACCCTTATAATTAAGAAGAGAATGTTCTCTTCTCTTATTGAAAACTCTAGACTGGAACTCATGGAGGACCAGGAAAGACTATTCATTAGGTCAGCGAAGAAGCTGTTTCAGAATAAATGTAAGCTTTTGGCTATCTATGAGCGCTTATCAAAGATAGAGCGAGTGACACTTGAGACAGGTCAGTTCAACACAGCCCTTATTCCTACAGTTCTTACAGATATCTCAAACCTTGAGCAGGCTGGGTTCAACTTCATTGATCCTAAGACACGCTCTGCGCTGGATGACCTGAGAAAGGCTACAAAGTTTTCTCAGTCAACAAACTTCAGCACATGGGTGACCGATAACGATCAGGTTTATGCCGGTGACTTAGGAGAGGGTACTGGTGTCATGGAGCTTACCACCATGACAAACCTTACTACAAAGGTATCTACTGAGTTTGGCGGCGGTTCTTGTCAGTTCACTTTGGAAGACCCGTACAAAATAATGAGAATCACCAATAAGGATATCGATCAAGCGATAACCGATTCTCAGAATATGTTCAAGAACAATCCTTTCACAAGGCTTGCCGAGACAGAGCTGCGTCAGCTTATCGATGATGATAAGGCCAGGCTGAATGTGATCAGGTCAGCTAGAGCTGTATCTCCTATTCGCTTTGTGATATCCGCTCAGTCAATCATATCTAAGCGTGTACGAGCCATTAGAGAGGCTGAGGGTCGAGAGGTAAACTTCGATTACAACTCTGGTCTTGTTGGTATTGGTGGCTCTGTAATCCTTGATGATAAAGAGACCGAGGGCGCTGATGGATTCAATGAAGATGAGGAAAGGCTTTTTAAGGCTATCATTTCAAACATCTTCTTGCTGCTTGGAATGCAGAACACAACACAGTCTCAGATAAAAGACTTCAACCAGAGCGTTAACTATGCTCGTAATAAGATGCGCCTAATGTTTAAAGGCAAGTCTATCATAAACCATATGGATATCGTAAATGTGTTTATGACTACGAGAACTGTTGAGGACACAAAACTAACAGAAGGATTTCCAGGATTCCAGGGGACTGGAGAATTTCAGGTTGGGCAAAAGATTAACAACCTCGTTAGAAACATCAACAACTCTCTTTCTGACTTATCTGGTACTAAGACTTCTCCTGATGAGATTGAGAAATCATACATTGTTGGAAAAGAGTTTCCAACATGGCTTTGGAGAATGTTCAGGAATTCATTCACATCATCGTCAGCTGGTACTGCTGTCTTTGTTGGCATAGTCAAGAATGTTACCCAGAAGTACGATGGCGGCAAGTATACTCTCTCAGTTGACTGCGAAGACAATACCGGTTACTTCAACAAGTCTCAGGTAAACGTAAAGCCTTCAGTTGTTGTATTCAACTCTAACCTTTACGATCCGCTAACTCCATTCAATGTTTCTTTTGATGCTGCTACCGGTAAGCCTCTCAACAACATTGCAGAGGGAGAGTTGCCACCACTCCTGCCAGAGAACCAAGAGCTTCTAGAAACCAGAGCGTTGAAATTCTCATCGACTGACTTCAAAGGCCAGAGCGCAAACCAAGTCCTTTACAATACAAAGAAGGATGAGGTTGTGTTCGGCAGGCTTAGAAGAGTGCTTGCTGATGGCGAGGGCTTTGTGTACAGATGGAAGCAGGGTATTGGTACGTACCTATTTGATGATAGAGCTGATGCATCAGCAAGGAACAGGTCAGATGCAACCGTTAAGATGACAGCCTCTCCTTTTGCGGGACAGGATGTGATGAACGTTCTATCTCTACTTATTGCGGGCGTTCCGTATAACTATAATGCTTTCATTAAGGCAGCTAAGCAGAACGACTCTTCTGTTCTAGGATTCTCCCCTACAGAGAACCAAGATGCAACAGCTTCATATCTTAGCGGTCTCTTGAATGATCTCTCTGAGCGTAATGTTCAGTGGGGTAACTTTGTTCCATTCAAGTCTCTATCTGTAAACGAAAAGGCATTTGCATTCTTGAATGAGGGTCAAGCAGACCTGACTCGCGCTCAGGAAACTCTCGACGGTTCTATGGACGAGATTGCAAGGCTTTCTCTTGAAATTGAGAGAAGAACCAATGCTTTCGTTGATGCACAGTCTAAAATGTTCACATCCAAACCTCAGGGCTCAATCACTCTTATTGGTGATGATATCTCTTTCGAGCCAGGTTTTGATGAGAATGATGGTTCAAATACTCTTACTGAAGAAGATAGAATACTTGCCAGAACAGAGATGCGTAAGAGAATGAACGCTCTTACCC